ATGTTGTGTTATCAGCTGCCTTTACATACTGGCGTGAATCCTCATCATGCAAAACGCTTGCGCGTAGGTAGTGCTCAAGGTAAGAAACCTTGTCCACAATTGGTGAGCGTGGTGCTGTGTAATAGGCTGGGCGTGATGCCTGTACTGGTGCGACCTCTGGAGCTGCTACCGGTTCAACGGCAGGAGCTACTGGTTCGGTAGTGTTGTCCATCTTGTCTCCTTCATTTGGGTTTGTTGTCTCTGTAACTGTTTCAGTTTCAGAATCCTCTGATGCGGCTACCTCAGAAACGCGAGCTGATCGCACAGCTGGTTCAGTAACCAAAGCGACAGCTGTGAGCTGTCCGTTAAGCACCTTCATGGTGCCATCCTTTTGCATTTCGTAATTGTCCACGGCCAATTCAATTGAAAATCCGTCACGCAATCCGGTCATTGCTTCCTCTAGTGCATCGGTGCCGGCTGTTGTGTTAGCAATTTTGAAAGTCGCTGTCATTTCCTTGTCGTTCACGGACATGGCAACGCTGCGACCAATTCTGCGTGTGTTGTCGTGCTCAAGGTTCAAAAAAACATCCTGTGGCTGAATTGATCCACGAGCAAAAACGACTTTGCCGGTTGATGCATTTGCGTGCTCGTTGAAAGCAACTATGCGACCGCTGATCGTGCGTTCATTTGAATCAGCTGCCGTGATTTGCATTGGTGTTGTCAGCTTCATGAGATCATGTCCTCCATTTGTCGAATTTCCTCAGTAGTAATTGCACCGATTTCAAACAAAATTTTGTAAATCTCTGCACGCTCTTTTTCTGATCCGCGCAAATACGCCTTCAAATCAAATTCCACGCGCTGTGTTGATGGGGTGAAATCTGGCATGGATAACCTTGAGCTAATGCTGTTCATCAGCGGCAGCAATGAGAAATCCAACAAAGTTTGACGAGCCGTTTGAGCGTTTGCGTATGTCATGCTGGAGCCAGTTGGCGCGTCAATAAAATAAGCCGGAATTCCCACGGCACGAGCTAATTCGGTGGCAATGATTTCGCGTGCAGCGTTTAAGCCGATTTGCTCTGGAGAAAATCCAACTGTTGTCAATTCAACATCAGCATTGAGAAACGCTGTGCCGCGATTTCTACGAGCTGCGCCCCATGCATCCAAAAGTTTTGCAATTCGATCAGCTGGCAACGCTGTGCCATTTGATTTCAAAACCATCGATGGCACCGGCTCTTTTGCGTACATTGCAGCTGCTCTTTCAAGCTCTGCACCAGCACGGATTGTGCGACCAGCGCGATTCAATAAACCTTCATCGTTGCCGTAAAAAACCACAAGTGATCCGACACCAGACATTGGCACACGAGTGCCATCGACTGTGTAATACTCAATCTGAGTGCCAATTGAATTTAAGAAAACACCGACACGATTTGGAGCAACGCGCCACATTTGGCGCACGCGGCCTGTATCGGCAAACAAATCAATGACTTGAAAATACGAAAATCCCGTGAATAGTAAATCCTCACACGCCCACACCCATGATGCGGCTCCTGGTACTCGCTTGTCCGGATCGGAAATCACAACAGGTTGATCAATGATTTGACCGGTTGTTTTGTCGCGAGTGATCAATGGAATCGTGGCAATTGAATTGCAAATCATGTTTCGTGCACGAGCAATTGCTGGCACAGACATAGCTTCCTCGCGGCTGACAATGTAATCAGCTCCACCAAATGGGAAAAATGCATCCAGCGTTGGAGCTGGCCCAATTTGTGCAGCTACATCAGCACCGCGGTCAATTGCCACAGCTTCAATGGTGCGCTTTCGATCAAATAATCCCATGGGAGGATTTTCTCAAAATGTCAAGCATCAACCCACTAAAATGTCGATTTCGGTTTCTGGGCGTGTCGCAAAGTGTGTGACCAATGCTGATGCTACAGCTGCACAAACCGGTGTGCCGCTTGCACGCCTACCAATTACCCAACCGCCATCACCGCGCCTCAATTGCACAGCTGAAAGAATTTGCTCTGTCAGCGATGATTGATTTCTATGTTTCAAACGACCCGAATTGATTGCACCCAACAATTCATCACAAGCTTGAGGATAGTCGGCATCCATGTCATGGATTGGGATACCAGCCGGCTGCATACGCGCTGCAACCGCACCGCTTGTGCGCCTTGAATAAAGCAAATACTCAATCGGGTACTTTCGGCAATACGATGCGGCATCGTTGGCAATTGCCCGATCATCGAGCTGGATTGTGTTTTCCCATGTATGCAACAGCTTCACGACAAATGACTCCGAGCCAAGCTTTTGGGCTGCAACCAATGCAGCGTGTTTTCTGTCCGGTGAAATGTCGATGGCCATCCATGTGAGCTTGTCCTCATCCAGATCAATTGACTCATCGCCACACTCTTGCCACTCTTTAGCACCCACCACGCTGGAGATTGTCTGCACCCATCTGTTCAATACCTCGGTCATAACAACATCGGGTGGATCATTGAAAACGGCTCGGATGTTGTCTGGGTGAATTGTTATGTTGAGGCCGGGATTGGCAAAAGCTGCATTTTCCAATGAAATTTCATCAGTCGGTGCCGACCACTCAAAATAACCCACATCATCGCTTGCTCCACTAGCTGCGGCCAATCCTCTTTCGCGTAGCTGGTTCAAAACGATTGAGTGCGAATCACCGGCCGAGCTGAAACAATTGACTTGTGGATTTTTGGCAGCCATCAAGGTGTACCGCATAGCTGCAAAAGTTTCCATGTCATGGAGTTCGCGGATTTCATCCATGTGGATGGTTTCCGGTTTGCTCAATCCTCTCGCTGCCGAGCCTCCAGCTTTAATGATAAATCGATTGCCTTTGATCGTTTGAATTTCCTCGGCTCCATGTTGCCAGCGGATGCGCTTGACCTGATTTGCCAGATCGGCATTTTCCTCAATGATCTGCACGATGGCTCGAAATTGCTCCAGCGATGTGACCAATCTGTGAGCTGTGGAAACTTGCAATGACTCATCCCAATGAAAAAGACCCATCATGATTCTGGCCATCATGTAAGTGCTCTTTCCATTTTGGCGTGCAACGCTGGCCACAGTCACGGGATGGTGGTACCTCCCATCGGGTTTGATTTTCAAGCTGTGCTCGGCCAACCACTTTTGCCACGGCATAAAACCATTTGGGAGGATTTGATCGGCAAAATCGATCAGCTCAAAGCCGCGTGATGGCAAATCATTGAGCGGTGAGTGGATTCGTGGAGCTATTACCGGCAATCACAATTGAATTCACAAATGGGGAGAGCGCGACCTATACCGCGCTCCCACCAGAGTGGATGAAATGGGAACAAAAAACCGGAAACACGATTCAGCAAGTATCTGAGAAATTGGGCATTGCTGATTTGATGTTTTTGGCGTACCACGCAATGAAGCGCGAATCAGCTGGAAAGCCTGTGAAGCCTTTTGAGGTTTGGTGCGAATCTGTGACCGACATAAACATGGGAGAAACCGAAAACCCAAAAGTTACGAATCCGGATCAATAAACCGGATCATTTGGGAATTGGCCATCACCACGGGATTGTCACGATCAGAGTTTCAAACCGCTGAGGACATTTTAACTGTTTTCGAGATTCTAAGGACACGCGATGGCAACTGAGTCAATCACTTATGACAAAGCTCAATTGCGCGGCATTTTGCAGGCTTTCAAAGGCATGGATGATGAAGCTGTACAACAGGCCAAAGGCGTTTCAAATGGGTTGGCCACTTATGTGCAATCCAAAATCATTTCATCAGCTGGCAATCGGCCAAATAAGGCCGCGGCTCGCGTTGCCCAAGGATCGCGCGTAAGCAAGTCATCCAAAATTGGTGAATTGTCATTTGGTTTTGTTTCGCAGAAATTCAGCGGTGGCGGTACAACTCAACAGCTTTGGGGCGGTTACGAATTCGGCTCAAATAAATTCAAGCAATTCCCGGTGTGGTCAGGCCGTGAAGGCCGCGGCTCAAGAGGATACTTTATCTATCCGACATTGAGAGCCGAACAACCACACATCATCAATGAGTGGGAAAATGCTTTCACAAAGATTTTGAAGGAGTGGTGATGGCCGGACAAAGTAGAACGCTCAAGCTTTCCATTTTGGCGGACATTGACAACCTCAAAAAGAATCTCAACAGCGGATCAAACGAGGTTGAAGGTTTTGGCTCAAAACTCGGTGGATTTGCCAAAAAAGCCGGCACAGCTTTTGCCGTAGCTGGTGCAGCTGCCGCAGCTTATGCCGGCACATTGCTGGTCGATGGTGTCAAAGCTGCAATTGAGGATGAAGCCGCTCAAGCAAAATTGGCAACCACTTTGGAAAATGTCACGGGTGCCACCAAAGCTCAAATCAAAGAGGTTGAGGATTACATAACCAAAACAGCTTTGGCCAACGGCATCACCGATGACAAATTAAGGCCATCGCTAGATCGGTTGATCAGGAGTACAAAGGATCAGACCAAGGCACAAGAATTGCAAACTTTGGCGTTGGACATTGCTGCCGGTACAGGCAAGGATTTGCAAGCCGTTTCAGAGGCTTTGGGCAAGGCTTATGATGGCAATTTAGGAGCTTTGAAAAAACTCGGTGTGGGCATTGATGAATCAATCATCAAATCAAAAGATTTTGATGCTGCCGCTGCCGCTTTGTCACAGACTTTCGAAGGTCAGGCATCAAAGCAAGCTGAGACATTTCAAGGCAAAATGGATCGCTTATCGATTGCCTTTGGTGAGGCCAAAGAAACTGTCGGATCGTATGTACTTGATGCTCTCACACCGCTACTTAGCGCCTTTGTGGATAAAGGCATCCCGGCAATTCAGGATTTTGCAGACAATTTAGGCAAAACATTGGGGCCAGCATTTGGCGAAATTTTCAATGTTATCAAAAAAGATTTGTTGCCAATTCTCACATCATGGTGGGAATTCTTATACAAAGAGGTCATCCCAGCCATTGGCGCGGTTGTTGGACCAATTCTTGAAGGTTTAAAATCTGCATTTGATAAGATCAAAAAAGCAATCAACGACAATTCAGAGGAATTGCAACCTTTTTATGATGCGCTCGCAAAGGTATGGGAATTCATCAAAAAGTATTTGGTGCCACTTTTGGGCGCTCAATTCAAAACGGCTCTTGAAGGCATCGGCACAATTGTCGGTGGCCTTGTGACAGGCTTTTCAAAGCTGGTCGGTTTCATTTCAAACACAGTCACCAAAATGAAGGAATTTGTGAATTTCATCAAGGATAACCCGGTCACACGCTTTTTCTTTAATAGTGATGATGGATCAAAAGGCTTGAAGGCAAGCACATCATTTGATACAAGTGGGGATAGTGGATTCGACACCGGGCCAATGGGTGGAGGATTTGTGCCATCAGCTGGATTGCCAACATTTACCGGTGCATCGCTTGATGCTTATTCACCAGCAATGCAAGCTGCAATTTTTAGGCGTGAGGAATTGAAGGCAGAAACCGAGCGATTAAGAGCTGCACGAGAGGCAGCGGCAACGGCTCGGACAGCGGCCACCGGTGGGCTTTCAACAGCTGACCGCATCACAGTCAATTTCAATGGCATCACAACTGATCCAGAAGGCACAGCTCGTGTGCTGGTAGAAACGCTCAACAATTCATTTTATCGTGGCACAAATGGTGCAAGTGGATTGCAATTTGCATGAGCATTTTCAATCCCGTTTGGCGCGTAACAATTGGCGGTGTGCAATACCAGACCGCCATTTTGGCCAATCTAACAATCACCAGCGGCCGCACAAACATTTATGAGCAGGCGCAAGCCGGATACACCAATTTGGAAATTATCAACCTTGATCAATCAAATGTGCCAATTGAGATCAATGATTCGCTGACAATTGAATTGCAAGATTCAACATCAACATTTGTGCCAATCTTTGGCGGATCGGTTGTTGAGGTTGGCATTTCGGTTGCTGAAATTGGCAGCGTTGATTATGCACAGCGAATCAACATCATTGCTTTGGGTGCATTGGCTCGATTGCCAAAAGCATTGACCAATGGTGTGCTGTCAAAGAAATTTGATGGTAATCAGATTTATGATGTTTTGAAAAATGTTTTGTTTGATTCATGGCAAGAGGTGCCTCAAGCTTTAACATGGGCAACCTACAATCCGACAACAACATGGGCAAATGCTCAAAATTCTGGATTGGGTGAAATTGATCGCCCAGGCAATTACGAGCTGGCCGCCCGATCTAGCTCACGGACAGATGTTTATTCATTGGTCTCAGCTTTGGCAACATCGGGATTGGGATACATTTTTGAATCCTCAACGGGGCAAATTGGCTATGCTGATTCGACTCACCGCACAAATTATTTGGCGGCAAATGGTTATGTCGAACTTACGGCCAACCATGCTGTGGCACCGGGTTTGAGCATCCAGCAACGAGCAGGCGATGTGCGAAATTCAATCACATTGAAATACGATGCCACATCATCATCAGAAAAATCAGCCTCAGACACGGCCTCAATTGGCTTGTATGGTCAATTGGCTCAAATCATCAGCACAACCTTGCACAATGCGGCCGATGCTCAAGATCAGGCCGATTTCTATCTAACCTTGAGAGCTTACCCACGATTTAATTTCAACAACATCACATTTGAGCTGACAAATCCAGAGCTCGATGATGCTGATCGTGATGATTTGATTGGCGTTTTCATGGGCATGCCCGTGGAAATTTCTGATCTGCCGTTGAACATGAATTCAGGCGATTATTTGGGTTTTGTTGAAGGCTGGACATTTTCGGCCAGATACAATCAGATCAGCATTTCATTGATTCTTTCACCGATCAGCTTTTCATTGCAGGCAATGCGATGGAACGATGTGCCGGTGGTGGAGAGATGGAATACAGTCAATCCAACTTTGGATTGGATCAATGCCACGATTGTGGCGTAAGGAGAAAACATGAGCAATCCAACGAGCAATTTTGGATGGCAGATGCCAACGGCCACAGATTTGGTCACGGATTTGCCAGCTGATTTTGAGGTTTTCGGTCAGGCGGTTGATACAGCTTTGATGGATCTCAAAGGAGGCACAACCGGTCAGGTGTTAAAGAAAAACACCAATGCCGACATGGATTTTGTTTGGTCAGCTGATGCAGCTGGCATGACCAATCCAATGACAACAACGGGTGACACGATTTATTCATCGAGTGGATCAACACCAGCACGATTAGGAATTGGCAGCACAGGACAGGTGCTTACAGTTTCAGGCGGTGTGCCTACATGGGCAACAGCTGCCGCACCATCAGACACATGGTCGTTGCTTTCAACTGTCACACTTTCTGGATTATCATCAACAACTATCACATCAATCACATCAAATAAATTGGCTTTATACATGGTGGGAGCAAGAGTGGCCAGCGGTAGCCCAGACATTATGGTGCGACCAAATAACAGCACCACAGCTGCAAATTACAAACAAACTTACATACAAAATGCGGCACTTAGCGGACCCAGTTATTTATACACTTATGATGGCAATGTTGATAAATTTATTGTCGGTGGTGGCGATGATGGAAACACATCAATGGGATTGTGGTTTCAAATTCAAAATTGCAAATCAACTTCATACAAGATTACATCATCAATTGGTGGATCAAGATACTCAGGAGCGGCAATTATTAACAATCAAGGTGCCTATGTTGAAGCTGCTGCTGTCACAAGCATCACTTTACTTTTAAGCTCATCATCATTTAACGCTGGCACTCTCTATGTTTACGGAGCATAAAAATGACATACATACACAAAAAAATTGATTTGGTCACAGGCGAGGAAAAAGAAGTTTCATACACAAAAGCCGAACTTGATGAAGTAAAAGCAAATGAAGCGGCCGAAGCTGCAAAACTAGCTGAGGCAGCGGTCAAACTAAGTGAAAAAGCTGCATTGCTGGAGCGTTTGGGCATCACAGCTGATGAAGCGGCTTTGTTGCTTTCATGACATTTCCACAAGGCACATTGCCGCGTTTGATTCAGGTTGCACTCGCTGAGGTGGGTACAGCTGAAACCGGCAACAATGAGACAAAGTATGGCAAACACATGAAAGCCGACAAGTTGCCATGGTGTGGGTCGTTTCTCAATTGGTGCGCTGATCAAGCTGGTGTCAAGGTGCCAAATGTTGTCAGCACCCGTGCCGGAGCTGAGACTTTCAAGAAAGCTAAGCAATGGCACACAACACCAAAGATTGGCGATTTTGTTTTCTTTGATTTCATCATTGATGACAAAACAACCATCAATCACATTGGCTTGGTGATCCGTGCATCAGAAAAACAGATTGTGACCATCGAAGGCAACACATCGGGTGCCGGTGATCAGCGCAATGGTGGTGAAGTGATGGTGAAATCAAGAGCTTTGGGAGCACGCTCATTTGTGGTCGGTTACGGCCGACCTACTTATGAGCCTTTTTCTGGTGATTTACCAGATCGACCAAAAGGAGAAAAATGATGGATCAAGCAAAAGCAATTGCAGCATCATGGGGCCGCTCATACATAGCAGCTGCATTGGCCGTGTACATGGCCGGGGGCGATCTCAAGGCGATGGCAATGGGTGGCGTGGCAGCTGTTGTGCCAGTCATTTTGCGTTGGCTCAACCCAGCTGACAAAGCTTTCGGATCAACGGGGAAATGATCCCGAAACTACGCGCGGCAAGCTTAGCTTTGATCCTTTCGCTAAGCCTTGCCGGGTGTGGTTATCAAGGTTGGGTGCGATACCCATGCCAAGAGCACGAGAATTGGGAAAACCCAGAGTGCAAAAAACCACAATGCAAAGTCACAGGAACTTGCACAGAGGATGTGATCGGTGATGGCCTCGAAAAATAAAGAGCGATTAAGTCAAGAGGAAATCAAGGCACGGCTGATGTTTCTCATTGGCGCGGTTTTGTCATTTGTGTTTTTGATTGTCACTTTAGGCATCACATACGCATTGATCTTTGTGACACAGCCGATTGGAGCACAAGCTCCCAATGATGCAGCTTTCATTGATTTGCTCAAGACTTTGGCAATTTTTCTCACCGGCTCATTGGGTGGGGTTTTAGCATCAAACGGCCTTAAAGACAAGAACAAATCAGAGTATGAAAAAACCATCGAAAGGCGTTTTGGCGGTAGCGACACGCCATGATTTGAGCGTGATTGTTGAAATTGTCGGTTGATCCTGTCACTCTCTCTTTCGGGAGCTGATTCGCGGCTCCCAGAATCGGGAGCAACAAAATGAACGAAGCATCAATTGTGATCTTTATGATCATCGCTGGAGCCTTATGGGCTGTCATGTCTTATTCGGTCGGATTCAAAGAAGGCCAGCGACAAGGCTATACACGCGGCCGTGCCGTATCTCGCCACATCTCACAACTCAATGAGAAGGTGGACAACTAATGGCCGGATTTCTAGAAAACTACGAAGGCAACAAAGAGCGCACAGATCGTTGGATTGCCACATTTCCAAATGGCCGACTTGAGGCGCACATCATCGAATTCAATGCCGAAAAAGGTTTTGTGCTGGTACAAGCGAAAGCATGGCGCAATCAAGAGGAAAAAGAGCCGGCTGGTATTGATTACGCTTTCGGCTATCGTGAGGCGTACAACCCAAACATGAAACGCTGGTTTTGCGAGGATACGACCACATCAGCTTTGATGCGCGTGATGGCCTTGGTTATGGGTGGCACAGAAAAGGCCACAAAAGAAACCATGGAGCAAGTCAAAGTCAATGATGCAACAAAGCCGGTTGAGCATGATTATTGGACAACCAAATTTGGTGATGTGCCAAGCTACAAAACAGCTGCCGAGGCTGAGCAAGCCGGTATCCCATCACTTGGATCATCGATGGATGAGATTGCCAAGCAATTGGGTGGTGAGCTTGTACAAGAGGCACCGCAATGCTCACATGGACACATGATCTGGAAACAGTCTCATGATGGTGCTCCAAAGTCATGGGGCGGCTATTTCTGCACCGAGCGCACCAAGGCAACCCAATGCACGCCTCGATGGTATGTATTGCGATCAACCGGAAAATGGGAGCCACAAGTATGAGCGACTACATCGAAATCCTGTATCCACAAGAAATGATGGCGCGATTGTTGTGCAATGGCGAAATTGTCGAGGAGTACAAAATTGAGCAATGTGACAAATGCTCACAGCTGAGAAAGCTCGACAAATTCGGATACCAAAAAGGCTATGACAGCCGCGAAAAAATCATTTGGTTTTGTGGTGAGTGCCGATGATCGACCGCATTGAGGAGGTGCAATGCATGATTGCAGCCATCTCGCATTGTCATGATCGAAGTGCTGATCACAGCTCACGAATCGTGCGCAATCTGTCATGGTTTGAGTATGTTGCACAAATAGCCGAATCAATGGTTTCTGAGTGGGTCGTGGCCAAAGCTTTGGGATACGAGTACACACCCGGCATCACATGGGATAAGTCAAAAGCCGATGTGGGCCAACACATAGAGGTGAAATGGTCGAGCAATCCGCACTCAAATTTATGGATTCAGGAATCAGATCGCCATGATCGTGACATTGCCGTATTGGTTACAGGCAACTCACCAAAAATGCACATCGTTGGCTGGATTCCGGTAGCCGTGTGCAAGAAACCACGCTATCGAAACGCATCACAAAACAATTGGAGCGTGCCACAAATCAACCTCCAACCAATCGAAACATTGATGAGGAGCAACTATGCACATCCTGCAATTTGATTGTTCAATCTGCAAAAAGCTTTACGGCAAGCCTAAGCAACGCCATGGCCTCAAGAAAGGTGCCGAACTCACAGCTCATGAGTGGTTTGCTCAATGCATGGGATGTGGAGCATTTGGGATCAAGCTGGTAGATGATGAGCGGATTGAGGAGCTATCAGATGGCAACCTATGAATTCAAATGCGATCAATGCGGCACGATGGCAATCATCAACCGAGCCATTGATGCTGATGGTGATGTCGATGCTGGCAATTGCATGGCTTGTGCGATTCCAATGACACGGGTTTGGTCAAGTGTTGGAGCTGTATTCAAAGGCACGGGATGGGGTAAGTCATGATTAAGTTATCCACAGACATCATCCACAGGCTGTGCGCAACGCCCAACAGCACGCT